CGTTGTACTTCTTTCACGAGCGTGCCTGGAATCGTGCAGGTTGGGGCAAAGATGCCGTTACCCCTACCGCAGAATAAAGACCATTATGGTTACTATACTGTAGGTAACTACAAGACCTATAGTAAGCTAGATGCTATTCTAAAACATGAAGCTACTGGTGATTTCCCGCAATGGCATTTCAATGACGATGTGTTCTCGCAAGCCAATTGGCGGGTAGAACCCACAGAGTCACTACAGGAACTATATCGCCGGCGGGCACAACAAATACGTGACCGCTACGACTACATAGTACTGTTTTACAGCGGTGGTGCTGACAGCACAAATATACTGCAAACATTCATTAATAACGACATCAAACTAGACGAAATTGCACAGTTTTATAGTCTCGAGGGCGACGGAGGAGATAAGGATTCTAACTTTAACAGTGAAGTTATCCGAGTCGCTATCCCATGGAGTTTGAAGGTAACCGAACAATATACCTATATCCAGCATCGTGTAATTGATCAAAGTCAATTAATTGAACGCATATACGAAGAGCCCGAGATCAAGTACGACTTTATATTTCAACAGAATACCTGTATAAGCCCTAACAATTTTAGTCGGGTTTACTTGCGTAAGTTTGTCAAAGACTATGCAGACATGATTACGACCGGTAAACGCATATGCTTCTTATGGGGCGCAGAAAAGCCGCGTGTCAGTGTAGTTGATGGACGCTATTGTGTGCGCTTCTTGGACATGGTAGACAATTGCGTCAGCCCATTATTACAACAAAACGATTTCCCTGGATGGTACGACGAACTGTTCTATTGGAGTCCAGATTTTGTGCAAGGCTTGATCAAACAAGCACACACGGTCAAACGTGCATTGACCGCCTTACCCTTAAACGATGTAAATTTTACACAAGACTATAGTCCATTTGGTACCGTAACACGCAATGGGCAATCTTGGAAACTAACTAATCACGGACTGCATCAAGTTATCTATCCTGATTGGGATATTACAACGTTCAGTGTAGGTAAAAAACGTAGCCCCATACTAAGCCTACGTGATTCATGGTACTTGGACAAGACCACAGGTAGCAGTCAACGATTCTTGGCGGGTATAAATGAATTTGACTCGATACTTAGTCGAGTCAAAAACGGTTTTTGGAAAAACGAAAGCGATTTAATGGCAGGGGTTAAAGGATGTCTAACCCCGCCTTACTTTATTGAATAGTCTTAATAGACTCAATCAACCCAGCTGGGAACTGTGTTTCAAAGTAGTCATACACTGGCTTGGTTAGAGCTTTGTAACGAGCAACTTCTGCATCATCCCACTCAATGACCGGAATTCCTTCTTCAGCACAACGTGCTATTACTTGGTCACTATCATCTAAACTTTCTTGACGCTCGCTTTCAGCTGCCTCTAAAGCTGCTTCTTGCATCCAACCTTGCATTTCTGCACTCAGTGATTGCCAAACTTGTTCGTTAATGATAATAGCCGTTAAGAACAGACTGTGTTTGCTATTCGTAACAACACGAGCAACTTTATCTACATCAGTGCGGAAATAACGTGCCCAAGTGTTTTCGCCAATGTCAACTGTACCGTCACGTAGTGCTTGGGTTGTTTTGTAAATTGGAACGTTAACTGGGTTAGCACCTAGTTCAGTGAACGTCTGCTTGGCAGCACGACTATTGCTGGTTCTAATATTTTGGCCTTTGAGGGTGTCTACACTAACTGGCTCGTTTCCGACAATCATACGGAAACCACCCGAATACGTAAATGCTAGACCGCGAATGTTTGACTTCTTAGCTAGATCACTCAACAGACCTAAACCAATTTCACTGTCTAATACTTTGGTAGCATGATCATGGTCACGGAATAGGAACGGGAGTTCTAATACATTCAAATGATCGTTGTAGTGACCTAATGTTGTGTTATACATTTGGCTCATTTCTACGACGCCGTCGTTTACCAAGCTGGCAAATTGTACACCTTCCACTGTATCAACTTGCTCTTTGCTCATGTATTTCTCAACGTATTCGTCAGCACCTAAAATTTCAATTTCAATTTGTCCCTGACTTTTTTCGTTAACTTTTTCTGCAAATATATTAGCAGAGCGTAAAAATAAATCGTATGGCACATGGGCTAGAACCCAGCGTAAACGAATTGGTTGTTTCATGGTATTTCCTTTAGATATAATTGGTTTATAATATATTTATATAGTTAATAGTCTTTATCGCATTAATACCTTCCAAAGTTTTATTAACGTTTAATTATTTTACCAAATTTCTTAAATAATAAATAGGGGCTTTGGGAAATGGATCCAATTACGTTATTTGCCCTTGCTAATGGTGCAGTCAGTGCAATTAAAGCAGGGTGTAAATTATACAAAGACATCAAAGGTGCGGCTGGAGACGTTAAGGCCGTCTTAAAGGACCTTGACGATCAATTCAACAAAGCACACAAAGACAAACCCCCTAGTCCAGAAGCACGTAAACAATACATAGAAGAAAAGAATCGTGTAGTTGAGCTTAACAAAAAGGGTGGGGAGACTGACGATATATACGCAGAGATTGGTGAAAAGTTGGGCGATTTCTTTGATGCATACAACAAATGTATAACAGTTCTCCAAGAAGAAGAAAAACACAGTAGGGATGAATTATACACTGGTGATGCCAGTCTAGGCAAACGTGCACTACAACGTGTGCTAATGAAGAAAAAGTTAGAACAAATGAGTGTTGATCTACGTGAGCTAGTGGTTTACCAAAGTCCTCCAGAGCTAGGCGCATTGTGGAGTGATGTTAACAAAATGATGGACGAGCTTGGTAAACAACAAGACGTTCATTTACGTAAGAAAATGGCAGCTGATGCGGCTTATGCTAAACGCAGAGCCAGGTTTATGGCAACATTAAAAGCAGATGCGTACATAGGCGGATTCTTTTTGTTTTTAATCTTTTTTACTGGTTGTATGTTTGCTTATATAGCATATGATGCAGAACATAGACATCCAGAATGGAAATCTCGATCTTCACAAGGAACATTAGAAATAGTAAGACGCCAGGAACTGGCTAGAGTGCTAGAAGAAGCAAATACCAGAGCAGACATAAGATACAAACAATTACGGGATGCATCAACTTCTCACGTAAAAGTAGATGATGGCGAGAGCGACTGATGCGGATATTAGTCCAATTACCATAAATCCTAAAAATACCTTTCCAAATCCAACCTCATGAAGCCAATCCATGAACTCTGTTGTTTTCATTATTATACGAGTCCTTTAATGTATTATTTAAATAATACAGAAAAAAGATTAAATACTAGCATATGAGTTGGTTTAATAAAAAGCCCCGCCCTCGAAATCCCCCCACCTTTCCCCAAAAAATCTTACACCTGCAACAGAACGCAAAATGAAGGAAGTCAAAGACCGTGTCCGCCCCCTAAAGGAGAAACCCGATGATAAATGAACGTATGCTACACAAGATGTATCAACAATGGAGCAGTGGCAGAGAAAATGTAGCGAACGATTGGAGTTACTTTGTGGAGTTTGCTGCAAAACAAACAGAAATTCCTGCAAATGAAATGGCATCATTACTACAACGTTGCGATTGGTTTCGATGGACTACTGAAGACAAATAAATAAGTAATGAAGATAGTAGAAATCATTAACGAAGCACCACTGCCCCCAGACTGGGATCCAGCTGAGTTTGTAAACAATAGAACATCATTTAAAAGTCGTTTGGCCTATGCTCTGGATCGTGCCAAAAAAATAGGTACTGGTAGTAGCCGTGTTGCTATGACTATTGAATATGAAGGTCGTCCAACCGCATTAAAGATTGCAAAGAATCAAAAGGGACTAGCACAGAATAGTGTTGAGCTAGATGTACTTGATGATGGGTATGCAAAACAAATAGGCATACTAATTCCATTAATTGATTACGATCAAGTAAATGCAGCACCAACTTGGATACAAACAGAAATTGCACAAAAAGCCACAGAGAAACAGTTGTGCAATTTAATTCATTGCGAAAGTTTATCTTCTTTAGTATTGATGGCAAAATCTATATTGGGAGAACGTGTGTACACTAATTATTCTCCTGAGATGTATGCAGAGAAAATGAGGCAAAAGCACAAAACTGAAGAAGCAATTGAAATTTGCATAGAGTATGCAAATGCACTAGCAGAACTTCAAAATTCATTCGGTATCCTACTAGATGATTTTGCTCGTGCCGCAAATTGGGGATTGTACCAAGGAAAACCTGTTATAATTGATGTTGGTTTTACCGAGAATGTTCGACAACAACATTATTCAAGACACTAAACAATTATAAGCATATAACAAAATCCATACAAGCATTTAAATACTTGTATGAAATCGCCCAGTAAGTTAGTAGTAGGAGTCACAACCGCAGTGGCAATTGCAACTCCTTTTGCACCAAAAACAATAAACATTAACATTGGCGATACCCCTGCAATTATTGCAGAAGTATCAAGTTGCACACTGATTAGCACAATAATAGATGACAAGGGCAAACGTTTTTGTGAATACCGTTGTGGAAGCCAATTGCGAATAATGCCAGAATCTGCAGGCGCCTGCGAAAAATCAATTAACGAAAAACTCATTAAATAAATAGAATTAAAGGAGCCACTATGCAAAAATTAGCAGTGGCGATGATATTAATCCTAACCAGCTTAGTCTCAAGCGCCCGAGATCCAGTCAATAGCAAGAAGCCAGTAGTATGTGCAGATCCCAAAACAGTATTTGAGGGATTAACCGCAGACAGCGATGAACAACCATTTTGGACTGGCAATAGTAATAAAAGTAAATTTGTATTATTTGTTAATACTAGAACTCGAACTTGGAGTTTAGTAGAATACAATGATCGAACAGCCTGTGTATTGGGTGTTGGTGAACACAGTAATCAAATATTACTTGGTAACATGACGTAATAATATTGTAACACACTACAATATAAATAATTGTGAGCGTATGCTCAATTAACCCAAAGGAGCTTGTGTTATGTCTGATATTAATGAAAACGAAGAGTTAGAAATTCCTGAAGACGAAGAATTAGATACCGAAGACGAAGAGCTTAATGAGGATGATGAATCTGATGCTGATGAAGAATCAGGCGAAGAAGAATCTGATGATTCAATTGACGATTAATTGAATTTCAAAAGTAACCGGGCACACCGATAGAGTGCACTCTGGAACTCGTAACCAGAACTAGGACCTTAGGGTCCTTTCTTTTTGTAATACTCTTGTAATATTTTTATAATATAATATCTGTAAATACTGTATGAAGACTTACCGTAGTATTTTCATTAGTGATGTACACCTTGGCACAAAAGACTGTAAAGCCGAATCTCTGAACAATTTTCTTAAGCATAATAGTTGCGAAACACTTTACATGGTGGGTGACATTATTGATGCTTGGAAAATGCAACAGAATAAGTTGCGTTGGAAGCAGAGTCATACTAATGTGGTGCGTAGAGTATTGGGTCATGCCAAACGTGGTACTAGAGTTGTATATGTTGCCGGTAATCATGACGAGTTCTTAAGACCCATGATACCATATGGTGCAAGTTTTGGTACTGTAGAAATTTGTAACATGACGGAACACATAGGTGTGGATGGCAAACACTATTTGGTAGTACATGGTGATTTGTTTGACGGCATCACAAGGCTTGCACCCTGGCTGAGTTTTTTGGGCGACAAGGCTTACGATTTTATACTAGGACTCAATAGCAGGTTTAATTGGATACGTCATAGACTGGGATTTGGTTATTGGAGTTTAAGTAAGTATCTCAAGCATCGTGTTAAAAAAGCCATAGACTTTATTTTTAAGTTTGAAGAAAATCTTGCCAATTATTGCAAAAAGAAGGGCTATGATGGTGTTATCGTAGGTCATATTCACTCGGCCGAAATAAAAGAAATAGATGGCATTATCTACATGAATGACGGTGACTGGGTTGAATCGTGTACCGCGTTAGTAGAACATCACGACGGTCGATGGGAAATAATTACTTGGACCAAGGAGACTGATAATGTGGACATTGATAATTATCGCTTTTAATATAAACAATCCCAATGATGTACCGGCACGTATTACTTTAGACATGCCCAGCGTACACGCCTGCGAGCAGACTCTAGATTCAATGAAGTATACATTAAAATATTCAAGTTACAGGATAGAAGGACGATGTCAAAAACAATTTTAATAATAACAGATAATTTACGGAATAAAATGAATAATAGATAAATAAACATAGCAAAGGACACTATAATGAAATACTATGTTTATGTTTACAAAGATCCTATTACTCTCCAACCGTTTTACATAGGTAAAGGGAATGGAAAACGCTATCTAGATCATCTTAATAAACCGTATCAATCGGTTAAAAGATGCCAGGACAAAATCAAAAGTATCAGAGCAAAGGGGTTAGAGCCGGTTATCGAATTTGCCCAACAAGGCATGACAGAAAAAGATGCTTACATATTAGAGGATACTCTTATTCAAAAGTATAGAAGAAAAGACATAGATAATAATGGTATACTAATGAATATCTGCTTAGGGGCAGCACCACCAACCTACAAGAATAAATCTCTAATTGAAGCATATTACAACGAAGAATATAGTATCAAACTTACAGATAAAATTGTAAGGTCAGTGGAAGTGTTTTTAGATAACGAAACAAGTAGGAAAAGATTTACATCGTTACTAAAAACATCAATTGGTAGAGATTTTATTCTTGCCACAAAACATTATCCACAAGATTATAATGTTCCACAGAGACTCTGGCACATAAAAAATGGATTTAATAAACCTACTTGTAAAACTTGTAATGGTTCTGTTTCCTTCAAAGCATTTGTAGGTAGTAAATGGGATTATGCCAAATATTGCTCAAATAGTTGCTTACAAAAAGATCCAGAATATGTTATTGAAAAGAACGCAAGATTTACTAACCAGGCTCTTATCAATGCTAAAAATAATATTGGAAAAAAATATAGCAATGAACATAAAAAAGCAATATCAGATGCTAAGAAGGGTATGGAGGCACCACACCAATGGACAACAGAATCAAGGGAGAAATTAAGTGCAACTCACAAGCGAAAACAACAAGAAAAAGATTCTCATTATCACAGATAATTTGCCATCACAGATCAACGGTGTGGTCACCACTTACAAAAATTTGGAAGCGTGTGCGGTTCTGGACGGTTATAAGTTTGTGGTGTTGCATCCCGGGTGGTTCAGCTATATTGATTGCCCTGGCTACAACGAAGTCAAGATTGCCTATCCCCGGAAAGTGGGCCAGAAGATTGAGGAGATCGGTCCGGATTTTATCCATATCGCCACAGAAGGTCCTTTGGGTCTGCGGGCTAGAAAGTATCTTTCACTACATAATTATAGGTACAATACCGCTTATCATACTAAGTTTCCTGAAGGTTTAAAAAAGCTATTTGGTATTCCGGAAAAGTTAACTTGGAAATTTGTCAAATGGTTCCACAAGCATAGTGGCAAGGTGCTGACCACCACTGACAGTATGGTACAAGAATTACGCCGACATGGCTTTGGTGGAGAAGTAATACCTTGGACACGTGGCGTAGATCGTGCAATATTCACACCCAAATTGAGAGAACGTTTTACCCGAGAACCTATTACTCTATTATGTGTGAGTCGTGTCAGTAAAGAAAAAAGTCTAGAAGATTTCTTTAACGTAAAATATCCCAACTGTAGAAAGATCATGGTTGGCGATGGTCCGATGTTGGAGACATATAAAAAGGCTTACCCAGATGTGCATTTCACAGGATTTAAAACTGGTAGAGCACTAGCTGAATATTATGCCAATGCCGATGTATTTGTATTCCCCAGTCAATGGGAAACATTTGGTATTGTAATGATTGAAGCAATGGCCTGCGGAACTCCTGTAGCCGCCTATCCCTGCCAAGGACCCGAGGATGTCGTTGATCAAGGCATAACCGGCTATATGGACACAGATTTATCAAAAGCAATTGATCAATGTTTGCTTTTGGATAGAGATAGTGTAGAGCAGGCAAGTATGCGTTGGGGTTGGCAAGAATGTTGGCGAATCTTTCGGGACAATTTAGTTCCAACGAGCTTGACTAAAGATTAAATACACGTTATAATAGTTCAATAAACAGGAGTTTCAATGAAGACAAAGATTGGTATCATTGGCTATGGCTTTGTGGGCAAGGCGGTGGCAAATAGTTTTGTGGGATATGACGACATTAAACTTAAAATAAATGACCCAGCGTACCCAGATATTTCAAAATCAATTGATAAAATAAAAGCCAAATGCGAGGCAATCTTTGTATGCGTCCCCACTCCCGAAACCGAACACGGTGAATGTGACACCGGCATATTAGAAGGTGTGCTAGAACAATTGCTGGGATACGAAGGCGTTGTTATTTGTAAAAGCACCGCACCGCCTATACTGTACAGGCGATTAGAAAATACTCTAGGGCTTAAACTAGTCCATGCCCCGGAATTTTTAACTGCTAAAAATGCCAATGATGATTATATAAATCCTGTTAAAATAGTTATAGGATGCAAGCAAAAGCTATGGGAAGAAGCGGCACAGTATATTACACCCCACGTAAGTGGTGCCTGCGGCGTGGATTACTGTAGTATTGCCGAAGCTGCTATGTTCAAATACGTTGCTAATACTATGTTGGCAATGAAAGTAGTTATGAACAATGAATACGCAGGCATTTGCGAAAAGTTTAACATTAACTGGGAAAATATTATAGAGATAGCTGAGTCAGATCATCGTCTTGGTGACACGCACTGGCGAGTTCCTGGACCCGATGGTAAGCGTGGATTTGGCGGAGCCTGTTTCCCCAAGGATACTGCCGCATTACTTAATATGGCAGATGAATTAGGCGTTGAAATGTCAATGTTACTGACTGCTACAAGAACCAATGACAAATTAAGGAATAGTTTATAATATGGCTCTGTGTTATAAGGTTATGGAGAATATTCCTCAACTCCCGAAAGAATATATTGATATTGCGTTGCAAACTGTAGCCAACGCAAATGCTGAAAATATCCCCCCGCAGAATAGCGGAAGTGCATTATCTTTTTCGGGCCGAGACCGTACTATTATTAAATACGGCAAAAAATCTATTAGCCGAGGAATACCGAGGTATGGCTTAGAAGATCAATTAGGTGATTGGATTAATAAAAACATAAGCACTGAGTGGGCACAGATCAGTGTGGCTAATAGTACAATAGATTATGCCAATGGCGGAACTCCTGCAGATAACATTCATTGCCCACATACAGATCGGACTAGGCAGTATGTCTTAATGTATCTGTTGGTGGCGGATAATCCTGATCAAACTACAATATTTTATCAGGAACCTGGATACGGAGTGCATAGGCAAAGAGGACTTTTCCATCAAAATATAGATTCTTTAAAAGAAATTGATTCTTTTATAATGCCCCTACATGAATGGGTTTATTTTGATGTATCAATTTTGCACTCTGTTGAAAATATATTAGGTAATAGAACAGCCATTCAAATTTCTTTTGAATGCGAACCATTTGGGATTTTTGTAAAGGAATAATTATGTTTTTTCTATATTGGGCGGCAGCCGGATTTTGCACAGTATTTGGTTGGGATGCAGGACAAAATGTTTGGGATCGTTATATTGAACCGCATGTTCAAATTGAACAACCTGCTGATTCTGAAAAAGAAAAATCTAAACGTTGATCACTTGGCCATTAATTGATCTACAAACTCTAATAATAGTCTGTGGTGCTTGCCGCGGTGCCAATGCGGTTGCATATATTTGTAACTATCATACCAAAACTGCTCACTTTCAGGATGACAACCGATTAAACCAATTTGTCCCTGTATTATAGCCATTGGATCACCGTTGGCATAAGTGGCAACTGTTTTAAATCTACGTCGATTGCCTACTAGAGCACACCCATCGTAAAAGAACATCTTATCTTCTTGACCGTCCCAAGTTATATTAATGGCCTTGGCATGCGGTCTACGTGTATCAGTTCCAGGTCGTCGAATATACTGTACAGGTTCAACATCTTCTAGAATATCAAAGTAATGTCTACCGGCCCAGTAAGCACCCATACAAATACCAAGATACTTTCCATCATTATGTACGTAGTTTCTAATGCTCTTGGCGTTGTTTTTTAATAGGTTATCGTAACTGTCACTATCCCCGAATCCTCCAGGAACCGCAATCATATCTACATTGTCAAAGAATCCGTCTTCTACAGGATTTTTAGAGAAAAGTTTGAAGTTATAATGCGAGCCCAAAGCCTTCATTATCCCGTTTCCAGATTGGACCGAGCACCTAGGATCATGGATAAACAGGGCAATAGTGGGCTTCATGTATTGTTATTTATGTGCTATAATATGTATCTAATATTACTATTCGAAAATCTACTAAATACAGTATGAAAATTACAGAAATAGATCGTAGAGGATTTTTAAAAGGGCTCGGAGCCGCAGGAGCTGCCGCCGCAACAGGCGGGGCACTGGCTAAGAAGCCAGTAGAATTGCCCATATCCGGCTTCTATCCTGTATACGTAAAACCAGGCGACACCATTTATAGTATTTCTCGAAGTACTATGACTGATCCCAGGGACATAATGAAACTAAATGGATACAATAGTAAAACTAAACTTGAAAAAGGGCAATTGATTAAGATTCCCGAATACGGTAAGCATCCCGACCATCCATTGAAAACACATCAAACTGTACCTGTTGCAACGGCAGTCGAACCTAATAAACATATAGTGCCAGCAAAGGTTTCAGATTTACCCAAACCAACCACAACCCCGACACCTACAAAGAATACTGGTAATGCCTTAGAGGAACCAGATTTCCTTGAAAAACTAGTGAGAGTCGCACAGGAGTTGGGTATTTCAGCAAAAGCGTTATTTGGTGTTATTAGACATGAATCACACTTTAACCACCACGTACCCAATCCCAAGACTGGTGCAATGGGGCTTATACAATTTATGCCCGATACCGCTGAAGAATTGGGTACTAGTACTAGACAACTGGCTCGAATGACCGGTACACAACAACTGGATTATGTGTATAAGTTTCTTAAAAATCATAAAGTTAGACCGGGAATGGATATAGGCGATCTTTACATGAGTATATTCATGCCTCTTTATGTTGGAAAACCTGAAGGCACTGTGTTGGGTAAAAAAGGTGGCGGAAAACTTCCAGGAACTAATAAAAGTATGCATAAAATCTGGGAACAAAACCCATCATTAACTGGTGGCAAAGATTATTTTACCATCGGTGATGTAAAGAAAAGATTAGCAACATTTATGCCATCATGATAAAAAATAAACTAAAATCATTGACTTTAATGGATATTTTTGTTACACTAAGTGTAATAGTCCTATTTGCAATAGTAATAGATCAAGTAGGCACAGAAGTCATTCAAACAATTCAAAACCTTATCAAATAATGCGTTTTTTAACCTTTATAGCACTTGCTTTGGCTTTATTTTCGGCTCATGCAGAAAAGATTACCGCTACTAGTTGGCTAGTAGCAGATGACCAGGGCAAAGTATTAAGTCAGGAAAACATTGACGAAGTACATGCTATTGGTAGTATAACAAAACTATTCACAGTTATGATTGTGCTGGATGCTGGGCAAAGACTTGATGAGCAAATAGGTAAGTTTACCCGCGAACAATTGATACAATTAGCACTAGTTAAAAGCGATAATTCTGCAGCAGATTCTTTATGCGATCATTATAATGGTGGTAGAGATGCCTGTGTCAAGGCCATGAACACCAAAGCACAAGATCTTTACATGAAAAATACTAGATTTGTTGAGCCTACAGGACTCAGTATATTTGATGTAAGTACTGCCACTGAATTAGTTAATTTAGTTATTGCAGCGGAAAAATATCCTTTGATAGTTGAAGCCGCACATACAAGCACTGCAAAAATCAAGGTCAAGAAAAAGTGGTTCATATTCCATAACACAAATCCCTTAATTGGTTACAAACAAAACATCATAGTCAGCAAAACTGGCTACATAAGAGCCAGTGGTGGG